GAAAGCGTAGGGATGGAATACGGTGCCCAGCATGGACGCGCTGTCAACGCCCTGAGCCATGTAGTTCTGAATGCCGAAGATCTGGCCGATGGAACCGGAGCGCAGGGCAGCGGTGGAACCGGACTTTTCCGCGTTGACGATGGCGGGAACGGTGCGGAACTCGCTTTCCGCGTCGGGGCTCCATACGCCGTAGCGCGGCGTCAGCGGAACCTTCGCCTTGTTCAGCACCTTGGCGGCCTCGGAGAAGGCTTTCAGGGTGGCCGGATCTGCGGAGACAGATGCGGAAATCCCCTTCAGCAGGGCGAGACCGTCGGTATTGATCTTTTCGGCCAGCGCCACGGCGGCGGGCTCAATGAACAGGCGGTTCAGGTCATCGACGCTGGTTGCGCGCTCAAGCGCGCCGAAGGCGACGTCCACGGTGGCCAGCTTGTCGAGCGTGACCTCCACGGTGGTTTCGGTAACATCCTGGGCGGTGACTTCTCCGGTGAACTCAGAGGCGGTCAGCATGACGGGCTTGCGGACCTGAATGGTGGCGCCCTTGCCCAGTTCGAAGTCGCTGGAGAAATCCTTGTGGATCAGATTCGGGAAAACCAGATTTTCGATCAGGCGGGGGAGGGCCTGACGTGCGATCTCCTTGATGGTGATGAAAGTGTTTGCCATTGTATATCACTCCTTACTTTTTGTCCGCGAAGATCTTCGCGTAGTATTCGGCGTCGCTCAGCTTGTCAGCGTCGCTTCCGCCGGCATTGGGATTGAATCCGCCCATGTTTTCTGCGGGCGGGTTCATCGAGGCAAAGTAGCCTTTGTCCTGCGTGACGGCGTCAAAGACGTCTTTGTCGGCCTTGCCGCGGTTGGCCTTGTCCTTGAGCGCGGCAGCGAATTCATCAGCGGCGATGTCGCGCAGACGGTCGTGCACGAACTTCCGTTCACCCAGCACGCTGTCCATGCGTTCCATCAGCTCGGCGCGTTCGGCTGCAGCCTTTTCGGCCTCGATGCGCTGCTGCTCGGCAGCTTCGTATTCGTCAATACGTTTCTGGAGGGCTTCGGCGTTACCCTTGGCGGCCTGCAGGTCCTTGATGGTGTTCTGAGCCTCCGTGAGGGCCTGATTGGCAGCGTCAAGCTCCGCCTGAACCTGAGACGATGCGTTCCGGGTTCTGTTGATGTCGGCGCTGTTGAGATTCAGGATCTCGTCAATCTGTTCCTTGGTGGCTCCTTCAAAGATTCGGGATACGTCCTCGCGTTTCATGGGGTTCTCCTTTCTCGGCTGACGGTTTGTTCACGCAGTTCCTTCTGCCCGCCTTGATAGTTTTGCGTCATTCCGGACAAAATTGTGTATACAAAAAGCACATCCGAAGATGTGCCTTGATACCGGGATAGGGGCATAAGAAAACCGCCGGGCATGTGCCGGGCGGTTCAGTTGGAATATGTGATCTTGATTTCTTCAATTCGGTCCTTGAGTGGCTTTCCATCAATGATGTATTGCGACACAAGCGTCTTACCATTCGGGAATACCCGTTCATTGTATTCGGTGTTCTGCTCCGAAATAAGCGGCCCCTCTTCATTCCAGCACAGTATCGTGTAGTTTTTCCCTGCACAGGAGAACATTATGTCGCCGCTACGGTCAATCAGATCGATAAACTCATTCCGGGTCACTATAATTCACACCTCTCTGTATTATGTCTGCATTATTTCGCAGATCACTTTCGGTTAGTGGCAGTGGTTTCCCGTGCGGATTTCTTTTGCTGTAATCAAAGACATGCTTGTGAGCACCTGTGGGGTGTGCATTGGGCTTTCCGTGGTTGCTCGTGTCATAATCTGTCGATGCTTTTCCGCTGTAATCATATACACGGCGTTGCTGCACCCATCCGTTTTCGTCTACCAGATCAACGATTGTATCGGCATTTCCGGAAAGCGGAAGGCTGGTCACAGCTTCACTTTTGTGAACGATCTGGCGTTCTGAGAACATTTCTCTGAACGTTTTCATTGTACCATATTCCGTGCGCTTTTTCAACTGCTCCGCAGTTTTTACCTTGTGGAAACCTGTGACAGCCATCCGTTCAGGATGCCGGTAAAGTCCCGCAGTTCTGCTGATCAGGTCGTACTCATCGTTGAGACGGTTGATATTGCGCTGGGTTTCCCGGCGCATCATATCATCCCCGGAGGCCTTGTAGATATTGGCGATGTGCTTCTGTTCGCGGATGGTGGTTTCGATCCTGCGCTGTTCCTGCGTCCATTCATAGCGCGATTTCGTCACGCCGTCAATGGTGATCGCCTCCGTGCTGTATTCCCGGTACATGGCCAGCTCTTCCTTCGAATGCGCCGGCGGCGTTACGCCCAGAATAATGGGAAATACGGTGTGCTTGCAGTTCCACAGGCCGAAAGGACGGTCCAGAATGAGCGTCTGGAGGCGGTTGAATTCCTTGTTGCTCATCTGAAGACCCTGGTACGGCAGATGGTCTTCCGCGCACAGCGCATGGGCGGAGATCTCCACGCCGTCCGCGCCGTATTCCTTGCCGATCTGCTTGAGAACATCCTGATTCAGCGCACGGACGCCGTCCAGCACGTTCTGACGGATGGCGGTATCCAGACGGCGGGTCAGCCCCGAAGGGTATTCCACCCGCAGGCCTTCTTTTGCCGCCTCTCTCAGGGCGGCGCGGACGGCGGTGTCGTAGCTCGTCAGACCGCTCTGGACGGCCTGTACGGCCACGTCCACGGCGGTCCTGTATGCGTTGGACAGCAGCGTTGTCCGGCTCAGATTCGCCAGCTCCTGCGCTGTGACGCGCAGCTGCGCTTTCAGTACGCGCTCCAGCGGGGAAGAGATTGTCTTGATCGGACTGATCTTGACCGGCGGCGTGTGATCCTCTCCGAATATGGTCTCGGCAAACCGTTCATCGCTTTCGGCAGCCGCCCGGAATACCGCTTCGACGTCCGCCATGCTGGCTTCAGCCGCCGCTGCAATGGCCCGCTTGATCGCTTCCACATTCGCATTCACGCGTTTCATCTGCGTCAGCCGGTGCACATCCGAGTCCGTCAGCCGTCCGATGTCCCGGATGTGTTCTCCCATTCGCCGGATATAGTCGTCCGTGACCTCCTGCATGCGGTTGTCAAATACCTTGAGGACTTCTTCCAGCTGACGCTCCGAAAGCATTATTCCTCACCGTCCTCGTCGGGTTCGCTGAGGATCTTACTGATGGGGTTTTCCTGCTTTCGCTCCTTGCGGATTTCCTCAATGGCGGCCTGATTCTCTTCCAGCGTACCGCCGCGCACCCACTGCCGCATTTCCGCGTCGCTGACCATGCCGGCAGCGTGCAGCTCCATGTTCTGAGTGAATGCCTCCGTGGTGGATTCAATCATGCTGGTGTCCCAGTCGTATTCGATCACATGGCGGTCGCGTCCGCCCGCAGGCGTCAGGCCGAAGCGTTCGCAGAGCACGTCGACGGAATAGGCCAGATCGTCCATAGCGCGTTCCCATGCGTCCCGCATGGCCTTGATAACGCTGAATGTGTCATACTGAGCCGCCCGCACCTCGTCCCGGTTGGCATAGCTCATTGTCTGACGCTCTGTCAGGATGCCCTGCGACAGTCCGCAGGCCTTTTCAACACGTCTGCAAAGGCTCTGGAAACGCTGCTCCATAGCTTCCTGACGGATCGCAGGGGCGTAATACTGCCAGATCGACTTGTCGCTCAGGCTGGCGCCGTCCACGGGAATGAACGGATCGTCGCCGTCCTGTACGGTTTTTTTGAGGTCGTGAATCGTGGTCGGCTTGGGTGCGAAGGGTCTTCCGTCGCCCGAAGGGCTTTTCCAGAGCGTTGCGTCAAGGCCGAGCATGGGCCGCGTCAGCCGGAATTCCCTGCGGTAAATGTTGGAATGCTCCACCAGCTCGGCAATCAGGCTTTCCGCGCCGTATGTGATCGGAACCCCGAGAGACTTGTCATCGGTCCGATTGTCCCGCGGACAGCGCAGATAGGAAAACAGCAGCCTGTCCGTGTTCCCGATGGTGATTTCCGGCGTAATTCCGGCCCATCGCTCCACCTGACCCACGTCATACCAGCCGCCGTTTTCAGCCTTGACGCGGTAGCGGATCAGCTGTGCGCCGTTCTGCAGCACGTAGTCGGCCAGCAGGAAATAATGCATGTCCGAAACGGTTTCCGTGTCTGCCAGCAGCGTTGCAGAGGTGATGCGGTTGCCCTCCATAGCGCGGATCAGCATGCGGTTATGGTCGATGACCTCGATCCGCACCCGGCCGTTGCTGACGCTGGGGATCAGCAGTTTTCCGCCCTTGCCGTAGGCCTGAGCGGTAATCCATGATGCGTTGACGTTCCACAGCTCATCCAGCAGTTCCCGGATCATGGCCACGCGGGGGCCGGGCTCTTCGCGGCCCTCTTCGCTGACGGTCATGGTGCTGTCGGCAAACGTCAGCATCGCGAGCTTGTTGGCAATCGTGGCGGTGATGTTGTCCGCCGTAATGTTTTCGTAGTTCCTGACAGCATCGTCCGGAGAACGTTTGCCGTCGGTGCTGACGTCAATTCCGAGCCACTGGCGCAGCCAGTCCTTCAGTTTTTCCCACATGCTAAACTCCTTTACTGTCCGGCGCGCAGCCATACGCGGTTCATCGCGTATCGCACGGCGTCGATGGCGTGGTTGTTTTCGTCGGGATATGCGGCAACAAATGCGCCGTCCCGCGTGCGTTCGTATTCGTAGGCAGAGAACTCCTTGGCGGTTTCCGGGCATCTGGCCGGGTCAATGATGATCTCCGTCAGCGCCTGCAGCCATTGCATGGACGCTTTTACGCTGCCCGGTCCTTTTGTGGCGCCGACGCAGTTCATCCCGTAGGACCGCAGATCGTGGATGGATTTCTGTTCCTGGGAATCGGCGATCACTTCCTCCCATGCTGTCAGCCCTTTATGCTTCACCAGATGTTCAAAGACGTCCATGTTGGACGTCTTTACGGTTCTGTATTCGTCGTATATCCACAGCCGGCGGCGCGCCGGATCGTATGCGCAGCGCACAAAGTGCAGCGGATCCGGGAACCAGCCGAAGTCCATGCCGGCATAGGTCTGCCCGAATGCGCCGATTTCCTCCGCACTGATTTCCCTGACCTGCAGGTTCTCAAATACCTGTCCGCCCGTGCCGGTGACATCGCCGAGGTATACATGCCTGTATGCGCGCTCGTTGGCCTTTTTCAGCGCCTCTGCTTCTGCGATGAAACCTTTTCCCAGCCATTCCTTCGGCACGTCCAGATAGCTGCTGGAATGCACCAGACGCCCGTCGTGGGGGAGGAGGCTTTCTTCGTTCACCCAGCTCCGGGCGCTCTGGGGCGGGTTGTAGCTGCAGAACGTAATCTCGTTCTCGCCGCCGCGGATGATGCTTGCTTTGATCGTCCGCACATCCTCTATGCCCGAGAATTCGGCCAGCTCCTCGAACCACAGCGCCCCGAAATAGCCGTTGTTCAGCTTGATCGACTTGGACTTCGTAGGATCGTCCGCGCCCCGGAAAAGGATTCTCTGGCCTGTGGTGCGGTGCCTGATTTCCAGCGGTGAAAGTCTCGGCTGAAAGTATCCCCGCACGCCGAGCTTGTCGATCGCCCACAGCATCTGCTCGTAAACGGATTCCCGGAGCGTCGCGGCCACCTTTCGGTAGATGATCGCGTTGACCCTGGGGTTCTTCAGCAGCATCATCACGATTTCAAGGCTGATGAACGAGGATTTTGTACTGCCGCGGCCTCCCTTCAGCCAGTATTCCGTATGACCGTGCCGGCGCACATCTGCATGCACCGGATAAAACGCCGGAGCGATCAGCTCAGACGTCCGGACGCTATTCTCCGACATCGTCGATCACCACCGGAACGCCGCCCTGCACCTGCACATTGTCCGTAAACATGCCCAGATGCTTGCCGATCAGCTCCAGCGCCCGCACCTTGTCGTAGAGCTCAACCTGCGTTTCGGAAGTATCGCCTCGTTTGATTTTGATTGTCTTGATGGCCGCTCTGTCCGTGCGGGTTGCATCCGGCAGCACGCCGGCTGTTTCAGGGTCGATAATGTCCTGAGCATTCGCGAAAGCCACCACCGCCAGCTCATTCAGGACGCGGTCTGCGGTGATCCCCGTCCTTCGGCTCCGCTCTGCCATTTTTTTGTCCACAAGCTGCCGGAGCGCTGGCTTTTTCGGTGCGCCCTCCTTGATCCATTCGGCGGCATTTCTGGCTGTGGCAGGCGCAAAGCCCGCACGCAGCGCCGCCGCTGTCGCGTTCAGGTCTACAAGGTATTCCTCCGCAAACAGAATATCCCGGTCCTTCAATCCTCACGCCTCCCTCCCGTTTTGTAAATCCCCTCAAAGATACGCGCGCACATGCGCGCAGGTGGTTCACGTTTAACCACGTCGGAAAAAGCACGCAAAAAGGCCGCGCCTTCCGGCCCGACCCGTCCCGCTTTTTCCACGCTGTCATTCTAGCACAAAAAAAGTGCTAAAGAGTGCTAACCTTCGCTCCGGATTCGATTTTTCGCGCCAGCATGTCCTCAGCCTCGGTCTTGATATGCTTTGCCCGGTCCACGGAGTAATGCGTTACCCGTGCAATCTGGACATGGGACATTCCCCGCCGATACCACATCCGCAGGATTTCCTGATGCTTTTCCGGCAGCTGCACGATCAGTCCGTCCATCCAGCTCTTCATTGTCAGGGTCTCTGCAATCTCATCGTCAATCCGGCGGGCGAGATCGGCAAATGCACGGTCCGCCTTTTCGATGCGCACCATCAGATCCGACACGTCCTTGCGCTTCCTGCTTCCCGGCATGCCGGTCAGAGACTGTGCCGAGAGCGTATCCCGCAGGTCATCCGCTTCCGTCCGCGCCCACTTCAGCTCGTCCTTCAGTTCGCAGATTCTCATCTCCGCCCGGCCCCACTTGACCAGCATTCCCCGCACCCGCTCGTTTTCAATCTTCATGCAATACCCCCTTTGTGTTTATTCGCCTGGATTTCCCGGATCCGCAGCTTCGCGTAGATGTATGCGCCCGCCGCGAAGTCCGAGACCATCACCGTCGGTTCCTCCACCAGACGATACTCCGGATAGACCTTTCCGAACACCTCCGTTCCGTTTGCACGCACGTCTGCGGCGATCTGCATCACCCGGCGGCGTGACATTTTCCTGTCCGACGTCGTCACTGCGGGCCGGAGAATATTCCGGCTCGTGGTGTAGCTCTTGCCCATGCGCCTGTGATCACCGTTTGCCGCGCCCTCCTGTCTGGCCACATAGCCGGCGACCTCCGCAAGGCCCTTGTCGTTCGGCTGAAGCCGGTCCGCGTTGCAGTATCCGAAGGGCCACAGCTTCTCCACATCGCTGCGCAGGCTTTCCGGCACGCCGTGCAGCAGCAGGTGATGATGATGGGTGGGGGAGACGGGATTCCGCGCTTCGGGATCATGCTCCTTTGTTACCGTGACCGCGATCCACCGCAGCTCCTGCGGATCCAGTCCGTGCCGCTTCATCAGGCGGCGGATCCGGTTCAGGTAGTTCCGCAGATCGGCGCGGGCCTGCTCCCGGCTCCGGTATTCGTCCGTATCACAGGGCCGGTCATACTCCTGCAGGGGATAGGTGCATGCCACATGCAGATCTCCGCGTTCCATGTTCGCTTCCACCAGCTGCTCAAACTCCCGCACCCGCCGCTTGTTGTTGTACCGCGCGTATTTCACCTGTACCCCAACGCGCTTGTCCGCCTTCAGCCTCTCCAGAGCTTCCTCCTGCTCCTTCCGTGTCATCGGACCGATCAGAGGGTAACAGCTTACGTACAGGTACTCTCCCGCCCGGATCGTCTTCGTCCGGTACGCGCCCACCGATTCGTGGTGAAGATCCGTTCCGGCCTTCGCGTAGACCGCCGCCAGGATTTCGTATCTCTCCGCATCATAGATCCGGCTCTTTTTCATTCGTACCTCCTTTTCCTCCGATCGGGGGCCGCGTATGCTCCCAATGTTACCACTCCATACAAGCCCGATTCAGGCAGGCCGCCTGATGTTTATATAGGTAGTCTTTCTGCCGTTACCAATGCCCGGAGGGCGCTCCCTCCGGGCTTCTGATCGGTGTTCCGAACGGTTGTTCTGTTGAATCAGTCTGCGCTTGCTACGGCGTCCCAGTCCACCAGACAGTCAAACTTTCTGCGGCGCAGCTCGCGCAGATCGTCGCCCATGTCCATTACGTGGCCGTACATCAGATCGCCGCCGACGTCTTCCGGCGACAGGCCGTCCAGAGCCCGGATGGCGGCGTTCACGCGTGCCAGCGCGCTCCGAACGTCGGAATTCCGCTTCTTTTCGGTCGGCTGCGGCGCTTCCGGCGGCGTGCTTTCCTGTACGGCTTCCGTTGCCTCAGCCGCTTCTATGGGCGCGGGTTCTTGCTCCCCGCCGCAAAGCATTCGGGCCAGTTCCTCCGCAGCGCGCTCTTCGGCGGTCATTTCGGTGGTGTTTTTCCGCATCTTCAGTTCCTCCCTGTCTCGGTAAAAGTGAAAGACTTCTTCCATGTTGTCGCCGTGCTCCTTCAGCCGGATCCTCAACGTATTGACGCTTACGCCCAGCCGGTCCGCGGCCTGCTTGACCGTGATCTTCTCGCCGAAGCAATCGTACAGCCGCGGCGCCCGGCCGGTGGTGGTCAGTTTAATCATGGGCGTGCTCCTTTGGCGGTTCGGGTAGCTGCATCCAATGGGTGACCTTTACAGGCAATCCCATGCAAACCCATAGTTTCGCATCGCCTAGCCAGTTGCCCACATCAACTCCATATTCCGGCATGAACACGAAGTAATTGATGAGGGTTCCGTCGTCATCCCTCCACTTTTCCGGCATCCCCTCCGCCACGCTGATCCAATCCATCTTGTCGGCAACGGCAGGCTGATGCTGGATCAGGTCCATCACAGCAATGCGCGCTCTTTTCGCCATGCACATAGCCCGCATATGCGCTTCCTTTTCATACGGGCGAAGCAGTCTGTCCACTTCACGCAGCAGTTCGCTGCGATCAATCAGCTCTCCCATTATCCTCAGCTCCCTCTCTTGTGCTGTCTTCTCCGTTCATCCATCACATGCTTTACTCTGGTCATGCGTTTCTTCTCCACCGCGGTGGCGTCGTTGTCGGCCCTGCGCTGCCGTGCTTCCTCGCTCTTGAGGAGAACGCCGACGATCAGCGCCTTGGCGTATTCTTCACAGGTTCCGTGGCAGTCCACCGTCCGTTTCCGGCAGTCCTTGCACTGATCGCCGTGTTTCGTCGCTCACACCTCCAGAATCTCGATTCCGTATGTATCCAGCATCAGGCGCTTTTTGATCCGATATACCTTGTCGCGGGCTGTCGGGCCGCTCTTGGCGTCGATCACGTCATAGGTTCCGTCCGGCTTCAGCGCTACGAAATCTGCAACGTATTTCACGCCGCCCGGCAGCAGGAACGGCTGCTGACAGACCACCGCCGCCAGCTCTCCGGCGCGCATCCTCAGATCCAGCTGTTTCCAGACCTCCGCTTCATGTTGGCTGTCGAAGGTCCGGTCTCCGACGGTTGTCCTCCTGTTTCCGTATTTGGAGCGCTTCGTCTCCGGCTGCGGTGCGGAACCGGAATCCTTGACCCGGATTCCGGTTCGTTTTTCGTAGTCCCGCAGCCATTCTTCATCAAAGACCAGACTGGTCATATGCCCTCGATCTGATCGGCCATCATTCGCGCAGCCCGCGCGACGGCTGCCCGGTAACGCCGGGCTTCTTCAGGCTCCTGCACGTTCAGCTCGGCGATGTCGGCTTTCACCGTGCCGAAGATGTCGGTCATCTGCTTATAGTGAATCCGGAGCTGAACCACGGTTTCGCTCTGCCGGTTCTGAGCCCTGGAGCGCAGATCCTTCAGCTCTGCCGCCACATCCGGGGGCAGGACCTCCACATACTCGATTTCCGGGGCGGGCGCGGGCTTGTTCCGCTCGTTTTTCAGCTCGGTGCGCAGCCTTGCCGCCTCGTTGCTGAGTTGATTCGCCCGATCCACTGCGTCCTGCGCCTGCTGCCGGGCGGTGCTTGCGGCTTTCAGGGCGTCCTCGCGCTCATTGCGCATGCGCTCCGCAGCCGCTTCGGCTTCTGCCCATGCCGCCTCCGCTTCCTTCAGCCGCTCGGAATTCGTATCCCGCGCGATCAGCTGATCGATGGTCACCTGCCGCTCCGCGATCTCACGGTTCAGCTTGTCCACCTCTTCCTGCAGTTCGCGGGTGGACATCCCGGCCACATCCTGCGTTTCCATCAGCTCGGCGCGGGTCTCCCGATCCAGCCCCAGCAGGATCACCGCCTGTGTGTAGCTCAGATCCGCAATCGCCTGCGGATTTGCGTTCCTGCCGTATTCCTCGTACACGCGCATCAGGTTCTGCGCGGTGCGCTCGGAATAGTCCACGTTTTCCTCCAGCCACTTCCCCCAGCTGCCGTGGGGAATCATGCTCTTGGCTTCAAAAAGCCGGCGCCCGATCTCAATGGCCGATCGGCAGAATACCTCGCGCGCCTGTTCCTTGATGACGTTGATCTCCGTCGCGATCCGCTCCGGCGTGCGGTCAGTCATGCTGTTCATCGTGTTCCTCCTCGTGTTTCTGCAGAATGCCGGCCATCACGCCGGAGGCAGCCGCGCCGACGAGAATGGCGCGGTGCGTATCCTCGCAGCATTGCCTGTACAGCTCCTCGTCGACGTCGTCCGGCTTCATCAGCTCCATCAGCTCTTTCGCCGTGTCTGCAAAATTGTGGAGCAGCTGCGCTGCCTTGTGCAATTCTTCCGGCGTCGTCTCGACCTTGATGACATT